CAAACTCTTGAATTTCCGGGTATTCTAATCCGGTATTCAAAAAAACAGCGGGTACTTCAGGATACATACTACGTACTAAATGAAGTAATATTGTACTATCCTTCCCCCCTGAGAAACTTATATACACTTGACCATCAAAAGTATCATAAAATTCTTTTATCCTCTTTTCAGCCATCCAAACTTTAGCTTTTAATGGCCATTTGAGCATCCTATCTAAATTTTCTCTATCAGTAGGTTGACATTCACTCATTTAACTTCCTCCTTATTGTATTAGTTGTGTTTATTATAATTGGGTCTTTTCTTTCCTACAACCCTATCTTTCCATTCTTGGGTTTGTGAGTTATTTTCTACTCCAAACTTTTCTATGTTATTTTGCCTACGAGTCTCTTTTACTTGTTCACTTTGAATTGCCCATTCAGTTCCGTATTTTTTAAGATTAGTTTGTTTACGTTTCTCTATTATCTCGTCCCACTCTTCTTGTGTGTAACTGTTATGGTGTTCACTTACCTTCTCACTATTAAGTTTAGCGACACATTCTTTATCACCACAAGTACTCCAATAGAACATTCCCTTATCAAAAAATCCTTTCTCTTTTCCACAATAAGGACACTGCGAGGATTCGTTCTCTGGTTTTAGGTAGGCATTATAGTATTCCTTTCTATCAATTTCCGGGTGAGCCATTGATAAATGTTTCTTTAACCCTTTGAGTGATTTCATATTGCGTTTACATAGTTCACAACGAATACCTTTGTTCTCTTTTATTGGGTTATTACGCTTGTATACTACTAACCAATCTTGATTTCTCTTACCTTTTTTTGTCTGAAAATGACTCTTTTTATTAGGGCCTACTTTTACTTCCTCAATTATACCTATATCAAACTTTTCGCATTCCTTTTTCATATCTTCTTTGAGTTTCTCGTTAATAACAAAAGCAAAATAATACTTAGCATTTTTTAAAGAATGCTTTACTACATTGTACCACCATTTATGAAGCCAATCTTGATAATCAGGGTATAACTTCAGACTATCCTTCTTCCCATAATAAATCTCATGATTATAATAAGGAGGACAAGTAAACACCGCATCATAAAGTTTATTTGGAGTAAAATTAGAAGCATCTTTATTATAGAAAAGTTTTAAGGATTTATTGTTCTTTAAATACTTCCATATATTTTGTACCCCATTTTTAACATTTTTATCAGCATCGTTATAAATATAATCTATACTCCAAGCTCCCAGTAACCTATGCCCCCATCCACCACAAGGATCATAAATAGAATTGACATTATATTTTTCAATAAAGTATTTTCCCCATAAAGGGCTAAAATGCGAATAGCCATAGTGTATTCCCGATTTTTTGAAACCACTGAGAATTTCTCTATCTGTAAGTTCCTCTTTCTTTTTATTTAAATAATACTCTCTATTTTTAATAATCTTATCTCGTATATCTGGATTCTGATACAATTCTTTTTCTTTACTATAAAAAGTAGGTTGAAATGTGATAACTGTTTTATTGTACAATGGCGATGATGTAATATCGCCTTTTTTACTCTCAATTAGTTTAATCTCTTTACTCATTTCTTCTATAGAATAAGATGAATTTAAAGTAAAACCTTTTTTAATGTTTGATTCTTTTAGAGCTTCTATTACTTTCCAAAGGAAATCGTTTTTATCATTCCAATTATATATTGCTACGAAATTTAATTGGTTTACTTCCGCATAATAAAACTTCTTAACATCGTACTCAGTCCATACACGAATAGCATTTCTAAAAAAATCTGAATTTTTAGCTTTTCTTGTCCAATCGTCTAATTTAATCTGGTGTAAAACATTACTTGGATTATACGGCTCGTCTCCATGTGTCCAATTTACATTGATTTCTATAAATAAGTCTAAGTGCGGAACATAAAAATCACAATTAAAAGGATACCGAACAATATCTTTATACTGTCTTTTTACTTCTCCAAAAATTTCTTTTAGATAATCGTATGCTTCCTCTTCGTTATCTGATTTAATATAGCTATTATTTTCCTTTTTTGTTTTGTCCATTTTAGAACGAATACTTTTACTACTATTTATACATTTTTTAGAACAGTAATCTGCAAATCTTTTATGAGTTTTATTCCAAGTAATTGGGGTATTGCATACTTTACATTTAGGGTGTTCATGTATTTCGTTTTCTATACAGTATATACGAGCATTAAAATCTACGTCATTAGGTAGGAAATTAGTAGCCTGTTCTACTTCTCTTTTTGTTTTGTTGAAAAACGGATATTTAGAGGGGTCTCTATCTTTGTTTATTTTATTAAGGGTTTGTGTATTGCCCTCTTTAAATAAATTTTGGTACATTTTATCTTTTAACTCTTGGCTATAACTCTCCATACTTACTCCTATATGATAAAAACTAACTATAGTATAACATTATATTAGTAGTAAGTCAAGAGTAAAAGTTCATAAAAAACCCTCCTAAAAAGGAGGGCTTATTAGTTTACTTATCTAATAGACAAGGTTTAGAGGTTATTGAGCTTCATTGGGACAATATAGTTCTTGTTAAGAACCTTATTATCACCGAAGTGGTAGAGACCCGCCTCTTTGTAGGCTTGTCTATATTCCAGAGTTTGAGTTTGATACAGCGGTATCAGTGAACCAAAGACAACTGCCATATCGTTATTTTCTTGCGGATTTCTCCAAATACCAATACCCTCATCAGCAGGAATGATATTGTTTGGAGCCACATAGACAGGCTTACCAAGCAGAGTACCTACTCGATAAATACCAACCTGAGGTTGAGCACCGTCTTCGCTAAACTGATTATGCAGTGTTAGATAGCTATATACGTCAGTACCAACAACCAGCTTGTTTACATCACCACGTTGCAGTTTCTTGTAGATGTTCTGTCCCATCTCAGTGATAGTCCGTACAAGACTCTGTGCATGGTTAACAGCACTGTCAGCACCAGCAGCGGCAAAGTCTGCATTAAAGGTTGCCTGAGTGTTGCCCTTAGCATAGCGATATGCCATTCGTACAGCTTGAAAGTCAAGAGACTTCTTCAGCTCGTCACCAGCACCAGTTAGAAGTGCTTCCTCAGCATCAATATCTAGTGTAGTCCCAAGCAGAAGCTCGGTCATCTTTGACCAGCTTACATACAGCGGCCAAGGCTTTGCACGAAGCTGATAGTCACGTAGTTGCAGTTCTACGCTATAAATCTCATCATAAGTCTGCTCTGAGTCGAAATTGTACTGAGCAACTACAGCACTTGGGGTAATACTATCAAAGTTTACATGGATTTCACCAGTTTCATAATTGATAGTATTGGTACCGCTTGACAGAGCATCACCGACAAGATTACCAGCACCATCATCGGTAGCAACTGGCTCACCATCGGCCAGAATCTTTACGCTAAATCGACGCAGAGGAGGATTAGTAAGATTATCACTATCCGGGCCTACATACTCACCAGTACCTGAACCGCTAAGCGTATCTTCTTCAATTTCAGAAGCATACCGATAAGCATCACTTTCATAAGTAACATTACCAGCGGTAGCACCACGAGCGGTTGAAGTATAAACAGGCTCTAGATAATAGATACTGTCACGAGCAGTTACCATAGGATAATCATGGAAAATCTCGCCTCTTACGCTATTTGGATACCCAAGACGTACAACACGCAGTACATTCTGCGGTGTGGTCTGGAAGGCATTTGAAATCTGAGTCTCAGTCAGCTTATTAAGGTGGCGTTGCTGATTTTCAAGCATGATAGCAAGACCACGAGCCTTCTGCTCATCCTGCTCCATAATCTTATCCATATTCTTACCAACGCCGGGGTCTTTAGACCACTTCTCAAATAGCTGATTTCCAACTTGCTTGTATTCGGAGAGCTGTTGTGATTGCTCTTCCTTTAATACTTTTTCCTTCATTGCTTTACGCATAACTTTTTTTCTCCTTTTTTGTTACATAGTACGCTTTTGCAATCAGCCTTCTTCTATTTGCGGAGAAAAAGGTATCTTATATTTCCGATACTTATTTAGAAGTATCTCAATTGAAAAGGCTCATTTTATAAAGCACCTTTTCTTTTCCTTACATTATATTAGTAGTAGTTTCTCTAAAAAGTTTATTTATAGAGTTAATACTATAATACTAAAGCCTCCTCAATAAGGAGGAGGCAGAAGTATTATAATAACTTTTTGATTAGCTAGATCGTCTTTGTGCTACAATGTCTATTCGCTGGTCTGCGGCAAGAGCAAAAGTAGATGCTCCGTCTTGAATCCGTACCTGTCCAGCCGCTGGATAGTCTACTACCATATCGGAAGTATCTACCACAACATCGCTTGAATCATATACCTGTACAGAAGCTACAATATCGTAGTCTACCTGAAAGTCAATAGTTACTGCACCATCAGTATCATCTTGTGATGTTACTGTATGTACATATCCAAATGAAACGCCGTTTGTTGGTCTTGTTTCAACAGTACTCATTGTTTATTCTCTCCTTTTGTTTGTTTCCATATTTATATAACTGGCTTTTATAGCCAACCATCTCTAATCTTTACAGTATTGTAATACTGTTTCTTATTCTCTTTTTTCTTTCCATTCTCCTCATGAAGATTGTAGTAATTACTCTTATAAGGAGAAGGAGTCTCTTCAATTAGATCTTTATACTTGAGATACTTCATTTGAGCCTCAAAAAGGGTTCTGCAACTAAGAAACTCTTCCTTGAACTCCTTCATACGTGGATAAGACGCTACTTGAGTTTCATACCATTCTTTAATTTCATCAAAGTTAGGTGAGTCAAATTGAGACTCATCTAATTCTTCTTCCTCAAGCTCCTCTTTTTCTCCTACCTCCTCTTTTTTCGGCTCTTCTTCCTTTACTTCTTCTTTTCTATTATGAGAAGGCCGGGCTCTACGAGTAGGAGTCTCCTCATCTTCGTCCTTATCTTTACTAAACCGTTCCATTTTCTTTTTCAGTTTGCGATTTTCTTTCTTCATCTCTTGAAGCCGTTCCTCTTGCTTCTCATAGTATTTATACAGTTCATTATACTCAGCAGCAGTTACCATACCATTCTTTTCGGCAATTGCTACATTATACATCTCATTGATTTTCTGCTCTCGAAGTTTCATATCGTCAAGCATCTGGTATGCTTTATCAAGTTTTGCCTCTAGGTCTTCAATTTTCTGGTCTTTCTCTTCAATGCTTTTTTGAAGGTCATTCTTTTCTTTTTCAGTATTCTCTTTTAAAGAGTCTACTTCCTTACCCTTATCGGCTAACTCAAAAAGTTTCTCATCAATCTCATTAATTTTGTTTTGAGCCTCTTCTACATACTCCTGAGCAAAATCCGATTCTACATCCTTGCAGTAATCTAATACTTCCTCGTAAATACCACGCTGTTCACGTAGGTCTTCTGTTGCCTCAGCAGTTTTGAAGAGTTGCTTTACACCAAGTTTCAGGTTTTTCTCTTCCATACTTTCTTTCTTTTTATCTGTGTCTGCCATATGTTTCTCCTTTTTACTTTCTTCTCCTTCTTTTTGCTCCTCTTCATTTAATTGTTGGCTTTCCTCTTCACTATTATTAGTAAGAGATTCATCAAAAGTTTCTTTTTGTTCTTCTTTTTTAGCTTCTTTAGTCAAATACACTTGGTAACTAGGATTCAGAACAAAATCAAAAAAACGCTCAATTTCAAAATCCTCAGTCAGAACTCGTCCATTTTCATCAACATCTCCATAAGCAGATGAACTAACACCTAACCCCATACCTCGCTCTAGTATTTTTTCTAGTTTATTCTCAAAGTTCTCATCCACAATATAAGCATCTACATACAATATTCCTTCTTTAATATGAGGGTTCTCAGATACACCAA